AACAAGGGATTCACACTTGGGGAGATGTGTTGTACGAAGCCCTGCAAGCCACAGGTAAAGGCGGCTGGATTAAGGATGAGTATGGAACCGAGGTGGAAATAGACATGTTTGTTGACATTGTGACAGAGAGGTCAAGCCATTATACAATTGAGCACAACATTGCTATTGCAACAGCATACAACATTTGGTACAAAGATGTGGCAGACTTCCTTCGTAAAAAAGATGCAGTTGCTGGCCCAAACAACTTGCTCCGGCCCAAGATTGGAAATGGTTGTATCGGGCATGGTGACGGTACGTATGATTACTTGGTTGGTGAGTTTTCGTAATGGCTAAAGAATCAGTTAAAGCTTACGCTAATGTCAACAGTGGTTGGATATGTGCTTGGTGTGATATAGAACATCGTTATACGCACAATGCTGCTGGAAGTTTTAATGTGTGTAATTATCTTCACCACATGGAATGCTGTAACATTCTTGAAAAAGCCGCAATGATGGCCACAGAGCATCCTGAAGATGGTGATGGGTATGAACGTCGCAACAGTTGGCATGTCGGTGAAATGAGCATTCACAAAATGAGGGGTAATCAAATTAGCATGATTATCAACAATTGCCGTGTGCTATTTCACGGAGACGCTGCACAAGCCCTTGCCATTGTCAAGGCAACAAGGGAGGCACAGATTAGGAGTGATAAAAAATACGAAAAGGAGATGGCAACATGGCCGCAGTAAAGATTCCAAAAGTGAAGGTTGGTCAGGTTTGCTGGACAACTGGCGGGCATGTTGTAGACAGCTTGAACGGGCGGCTTGTTAAAGTCACCAATGTTGACAGGAAAGGAGGTGTTACTGTACAACTATTAGACCCAACTGCTGAAGATGTGTGTGTTCTTGGGAAAGAGTGTAAGGTGGCATACCTGTCTGCCTACTGGTTGTTTACGTCACCCCCCGATTGGCGCAACGGTATGGAAGGGAGTCCTGACAGTATCACACAACCTGTTGTAGAAAAGAAGCCAACCAATTGTCCATCTTGCAACAGTAAAATTACAGCCAAGATGAAGTTTTGTGGTGAGTGTGGAGAGAAGCTATAATGACTAATTATCGCCGTGACATAGAACAATTGCTTGATGAGTGGGTTGATGAACCGGGACAAGGTAAGAACATTGTCAATTGTATGATTGACTGGTTGTATTCTGATGGATGGTGGCTGGATAAGAACATCAGCCAATATGACCGTGAACGACTCAAAGAGATGGCGGGGAAGCTATAATGCCAAAAATAAGCCCTGAAATCGTATTCCGTAAACACCGGCCCAAGGCTCTTGTTGACTTGGTGAAAGAACAAGGGGATGATTGCTTCCTCTCTCTTTTTGATGAAGATTACATGCACTTACTGCCCGACTTGTCTAAGGAATATAAATCACAAGGCTATGAGTATTCCAAAAGCAGTGGTGTTATGCTGACAAACCTTGTGTATGTTGAACCACATACAGACGGAAGTGTTGGATGTCTTGAAACTGATACAGCGTTGTTTGGGCTGCTTGCTGGTGGAAAGAACTTGAAACTTATGGTAAGGCAGAAAGACAGCATTTATTGGCAGAGCTTTTGGATGTATCCGGGGGATTGGATAATGTTCAATGATAGTGATGAACACCTTGTCGTGTCTGATACTAAGTGGACAGGGCTGGCTATTCAGATTGGGAAAGGGGAAACGTGATGAACTTCCTAGAAGCAATTGCTGAATTGCAAAAACCAGAGAACATCAAAACCAAGTGCATCCGCCCTGCCATCTGGAATGATTGCTATGCTCATTACACCATTTCCGATTTTGGTACAGGGCTGGTGATGAGTTTTGAGGATGAACATTGCGATCCCTACGAATCCAACCCTTTTTACATCCCGTACCATGTAGATGTCTTGACAGGCGAGTGGCTAATGTGCGATATTCCTGTCTTGCCAGAATACGTAGATGAAGGTGAAGAGTGAAAATACACGAAGCTATTGAAGCATTGCTGCTTCCAGAGAACAAAGAGATGTGGGCTAGGCCATGTTGTTGGGCTGGTTGGCATCAGGCATATTGTCTTGACCGTACAGAATTGTCTCTTATGCTTGTACCGTCTAGTCGTGGCGGGGATTATCACATGACTTATACAATCCGTCATTTGATTGATGATTGGGAAATTGTTAGTCCTGATATTGTGTTGAAGGGTGAGTGACATGGATATTCCAGTAGAAGTCATTACTGAATGGCTAGACAGCTTGAAATGTGAGGCTTCCCTGCTCTATAGGGACGCTCGGTTGAATAGTGGGCTGACGAAAGAAGAGATGCAAAGTGAAGCTGAAGGTATTGAATCGGCTGTCTACTATATCTCTAGGAAAATACGGGAAATGAAAGATGCCAATCAGAATAAGTGAAATTGAAGGGAGTGACAAACTCCGTGTTGACCTTGTTCACACTATCTTTGGAAAAGAACATGTGTATATCCAAGGATATATTGAGCATGATAAGGATGACTGGAACAGTTGGTATTTCTACATTGTAGACCCGTCTGTTGCCCCATCGTTAATCTTGTTTGGTCTGGAAGAGCTTGAAATGATTAGCAACGCAATCCGAGAGAAGCAGAAATGACTTGGCCCACATCTTCCCCACTAAAACTACGTGATTTCAAGATTGTCAAGCTGTACAAATGGCAGACAACTGAGAATCCAGATTCTTCTCTCATCCCCTGCATTGTCTGGTGGAAGAAAGGGAATGAAACCGATGGCTACTGGCTCAAGGGAGAGCTGTTGTGTAGACAGTTCCCTAATGGAGAGGTTGTTGCTTTGGGTGATACGCTTGATATTCTGATCGACAAATTGTACACTACCTACACTGACTTGTTTTATGGCTGGAATGAAGAATGAACACATACATCCTGCTTTTCATCGTTGGTTCCAACATCGGGACACACGAGCGCCCACGTTATGAGAGCTTGACAAGTATTCAGCAAGAATATAACAGCAAAAATTCTTGCAACATCTCCCTTGCAAACATGCTGAAGCAAGTGTACAATCGAGCAGATGTCTTAACAGCACAATGTACGGAGAAATGAAATGCCTGTAATCGAAATCATCGCGATGTTCGTCGGAGCTATTGCATTCATCAATGTGTTTGCTTCAACAAAGCAAATGTTTGAAGCCTTGCCAGATATTGATAGCGAGGCATTGACAAACATGATGTTCAGCACTGTCATTTGCTTCATCTGTGTAGGTGTTGCGGCTTACGCTGAAGCCGTCAAGATTAACTGAGGAGACTGAGATGACAGCTTTCGTTGAATTGACAGATGAAGAATATGCAGCCTTGCAGCCTATGAGTAAGGCGCGGTACAAGAAAGAATATAACAAGCATCATGGGATTGTGAAAGCTGCTCCCGATGAAGCCGACGATAAAGACACAGGTTTTGTCAGCAAGAAGATGTTGCGCGAAGCTATCCGTAATAAATGCCTTGACTGTACGTGTGACCAGCGTACTGAAATCAAGCTGTGTCCTGTGACGAAATGTCCATTGTGGAAGCATCGACCGTATCAAGGCATTAAAATTACTGAAGCAGATCAAGAATCTGTTGACATTGACAACGAAGCAGCCTAATATCACTTCAGGAACAGGGCTACATTGTATTATCTCTTATAGCCCTATTGAAGATTTTTGAGAAACACCTCAAAGATGAGCAAAGGTATTACCAACAACGTGTTGTTATTTTTGTTATTGGAAAATGAATATGAAACACATCAAGATGACATCCTTGTCCAAGCGTGATGGGAAGTGGCTGGCAAAGCTGGAATGTACTGAATGGCTGTTCCTAAAGAACAGCATTATTGCTTCTGGAATTATGACATCCAATAATGAGGTGTTTACAAGCAGTTGTTCTGTCGTCAGCGACAAGCCGATTGATGTAGAATTGGTTAAGAATGCTGTGTATCAACAATGGCGTGTTTTTGGTTGAAGGAAATGAATAATGGCATACCAAAAGAAAGTACTAACATACGAGGAGAACAAATACGTGAAAGAAACAATGCTGGATATTGAGCAGTTGCCAATTGCCTGTGCAAAAGATCGTGGAATTACAAAGGAGACATGCGAACGCTTCAATGTTCGCATGTCAATTAGTGAGACAGATGGGAAAACCCCCACAGCCTATTTCTTTCCTTACTATGATTCCAAAGGGAAACTGAGCGGCTGGAAGAAACGTGACCTTACTGTTGATAAGCATGATCGGCAGCATTTCTCTGTAATTGGAAAAGTGGGCGTTGATTGCAAGATGTTTGGTCAGCAGGTGGCTGAAAGTATCAGCCGAAAGCATACAAACGTTTATGCTTGTGAAGGAGAGTGGGATGCTTTAAGTATTTTCCAATCCATGAAAGACCAAGTGAGTGGGACAAAATATGAAGGGATGGAGCCTTTCGTTGTATCTTTGTCCTGTGGAACTGCCAATGCAGTTGAATCAATGCTGCACAATGAGGGGTTTATCAAATCTTTCCAGAAGATTACCCTTTGCTTTGACAATGACCGTGCCACACAGAAAGAACGAGACAAAGGTATTAAACGGGGCGCTGAAGCCACTGAAGATGTGGCTAGTGCTTTCATTGGGGACAACCTGTATTGTATTGAATATGCAGCAGACATGAAAGACCCGTCTGACTACATCCAAGCTGGACGGAGCCGTGAACTGGCAAAGTTGCTTCAGTTTGAAGCCAAGCGGTTTGTCACAGAGAAGATTGTGTATGCTTCTGACATCTCCTTTGAAGAGTTAATTTCCAAGCGTGAAAATGGTTTGATGATTCCGCAATTCCCCGCACTGATGGAAAAGATTCGTGGCTTCCGCAAGTCTGAACTTGTCCTTCTTACTTCTGGTGTAGGTACAGGTAAGAGTACAGTAACTTCTAACTTTGCCGCTGGAATTATTGAAGCCGGTGAACGTGTTGGACTCATCTTTCTTGAAGAGACACGTAAGGAGACATTGCAACGGCTTGTTGCCAATAAATTGAAAGTAAACTTCAACCACTTCAAAGAGAATCCAACATCTTGTGCTAGTCAGGAAGACATCAAGGCTGCGTATGACAGTATTGTGGAAGATGACAGGGCTGTATTTCTTGATCATTTTGGCTATTTGAACATCAATGAACTGATGAATAAGATTCGTCACATGCACTTTGTCAGCAAATGCAGCTACATCATTCTCGACCATCTCACGCTTTGTACGTCTGGGGGGGATGTAGATGATGAGCGGAAAGAGATTGACCGAGTAATGACAGAGCTTGCTTCTTTCTGTGCATCAAACCCTGTGTGCATTATTGCTATTAGTCACATCAATCGTGGCAACTATCAAGATAACAAGCCACCAAAAGATGCGGATGAGAACCCGTATTGGGTGAAGGTAGATAAGAGTCACATGCGCGGCAGTAGTGCGTTGGAAGCACTGTCTTGGATTATTCTTGGCCTTGAGGGTCAAGTCATGCCAGACCGAAGCCGGGGGAATGTCCGTCTCACGGTATTGAAGAATCGCCCTTACGGACTGCTTGGGGTGGCTGATGAGTTTAGGCTGAATCCACGGACATGGGAGGTGGAGCTTGTGCAAGACGAAGGCTTCTAGTCATTGACAATTGCTTCACAATGCCCGACAATGTGTTCGGGCTTTTTATTTTCTGGAGAAATGTGTGGAACTTGTATTTGATATTGAGGCCAACGGCCTCCTTGACGACAGCAGTATTGACTACTTGGCTTCTCCATACAAACTGAAGCCGTCTTACAAGTTTCACTGCCTTGTCATCTACAACCGCACAATCAAAGAGATGCTGGCATGGGGGCCAGATGATTTTGTGCAAGGTGTTGAGTACATCAAGCAGAATGCCACTGTCCTCATTGGACACAACATTATTGACTACGACCTGTTGGCACTGAAGCTAGGCTTTGATTTTGATTATACAATTACACCAAAGCATACAATCTGCGGCAGGGAAGTGAAGATTGTTGACACCCTTGTCATGTCAAAGACACTGAATCCTGATCGCCTTGGTCATTCTATTGAATGGTGGGGCAATAAACTTGGTTGCCAGAAGATTGACTGGCGTGGAAAGGCTATTGAAATAGGTTTGATTCCACACAATGCCCCTAAAGCGGCAGAGTTTGCTACATACCACCCAGAGATGCTGGAGTACAACAAACAGGACGTAATTGTAAACAACAAGGTTTATGATGCTTTGCTTGAAGAGAAGGGAAGTTGGAATTGGGATGATGCCTTAGAGCTTGAACACGCAGTTCGCGACATCATCACTCGTCAGTCTCACCGTGGCTTCTGGTTCAACCGGGATAAGGCTGAAGCTAATGTCCGTGAACTTGATGAAATGATGTCTGCTACCCGTGCTGAAGTGGAACCACACCTCCCACCTAAGCCTATGACCAAAGGGAAGCTGGCAGATAGCACACCCCCTAAGAACCAGTTCAAGAAGGACGGCAGTGTTAGTGCCTTGATGTTGAAGTTTGCGGATAAGATGGGAGCAACAATTGAAGATGGAATGTTTGTCTGGAAGGGGCAGATGCTTGCTTTACCGTTGCCTGCACAGGCTTTGATTACAGAAGAGCCAGCAAGCATTGAAGATACAACACACATCAAAGGGTGGTTAATTACGTTGGGCTGGAATCCAGTGAATTACAAGGAACGTGACCTCACTTGTGATGCCAAGAAGAAGAAACTGACCAAGGAAAAGTATTTGGATGCCGTTGCACGCTACAAGGAACAAACTATTGGTGGCCCTTTTGAGAAAGACCGGCTGGAACATCTAGCATCATACTTGCGTTGTAGCAAACTGCTTGTATGGAAGAAGATGGAAGAGCATGACCTTACTAGGCCAATGAAAGTGCTAACCAACCCAACACTGACAGTGGGGCAAGACAAAGAGCTTTGTCCCAACCTTGAATTGCTTGCTGAGAAGTTCCCGTATGCTGAAAAGATTGTAAAGTTCCTTACTTATCGTCATCGCCGTAATTCAATCCTCGGTGGGGGGGTGGGATTAGATGATGAAGACGCTGAAATGGAGAAGGGGTTCTTGGCCAACGTTCGTGCTGATGGGCGGATTGCCACCCCTGCTGATACTTGCGGGTGTAACACCTCCCGCATGAAGCATAGGGTGGTAGCCAACATCCCCCGCATCACTTCACTATATGGGGAACCTATGCGTGAAATATTTGGCATTGAGAAAGGTAAATATGCACAGTTTGGGTATGATTTTTCAAGCCTTGAGGGGAGAATGGAAGCGCACTACTGTTGGAAGTATGACCCGACAAAGGAATATTGCCACAGCCTTGTGCTAGAAAAGCCGCACGATGTACACACAATCACGGCATTAAAAATTTCAGACATTATTGGTAAAGAGTTTGGAAGAACACCAGCAAAATCCGTAAAATACTGTTGCACCTATGGTGGTCGTCCACCACGGGTGGCAAAGACGATTGGTAGTGACTTAAAGACTGGAGAAGCAGTTTATGATGCCTTTTGGCTTGCAGCTTCCCCATTGAAACTGTTGAACGACAACCTAAAACGCTACTGGGAGACAACGGGCGGAAAGAAGTTTATTTTGGGTATTGATGGGCGTAAGGTTCCAACACGTTCGGCCTCCGCGCTAGTCAATAGCCTCCTGCAAAGCGCGGGAGTTATTTGTGCTAAGTGGACAATGGTGCTACACGAAGAGAAGCTTAGAGAGGTTGGACTGGTAATCGACTTCTTTCGGGATGACTGGAAGAACATGAAGTACGTGCAACAGATGATCCAGTGTCACGATGAGGCACAAATGGAGGTGAGTAAGGGGCTTATTGAGTGGAAGGTGTTCTCTGACGAACAAGAGGCAAAGACATTCAAGAAGACGCACGAGGGGTGGAGTGAGGTAGGACATCAGGGCCAGAAGTTTTTCGTAGGGAAAAGCATTGTGGCCGACTTACTCGTAGAGGCAGTAAATGAAACAACTGCAAAACTAAAACTTAATATCCCACTAGGAGTTGAATATGTGTATGGAACGGGGTGGCACAGTTGCCACTGAGGAAGATTGGAGAAACGTTAATGTTTACCCTGAGTGGGTGGATGTCTACCACGTGAATGGGAGGGGAGTGGTAAAAGTTGTCGGGGTGGAAGCTAAGTCTAGAAACAATATTGGAGCGGGCGGGGAGTTGCCTATTCACGACAACGGGAACGGATACAAGATGGCGCAGCTTCGCCTAAACGGGAAGATGAAGAATATGTACATCCATCGCCTAGTGGCCATGATGTTTATACCAAACCCCGAAAATAAGCCTTGTGTTGGCCATAAAGACCACGATAGGGCCAATAATAGTGTTGAAAACCTATACTGGTGTACACATGCAGAGAATACGCAGCACGGTGTAAGGGATGGAAAGATTAATGCTAAGAAGCGTGGAACTACAAATAAGCTATCCTTTGTTGATGTGTGCAACGTAGCTATCCTTGCCAATAAGGGGTGGGGTGTGGCACAAATTGCAAGAGAGCTGGGCTTCCCACGAACAACAACCTCAAGCCTATTTAATGGAAGAAGCAATGCAGAACTTTTTCAATTTGCGTTAGAAGAATTGAAATAACTTGTTGACACCCCGCACAAGGACGTGTGATACTACCCCTGTCAATGCAGTCATTAATTCGGAGAATGAAGATGTTCTACATTTGTGTTAGGCATAGCCATGTTTCTCGCTATTGTTCTGGTGGACGCATTTGGGTTGGCGAGGAAGATGTTCCCGGCTACGTAGGGATGGAAGATCGCAAAGGATTCTTGAGTAAGTGGAGGGCTATGGACGCAGTTGTTGATCCAAGCATTGAAATTATTGTTGAGGAGAAAGACGAATGAAACACTACAACTTTGGGTCAATAACCCAATTCCGTAACATCTGTAAACAGATCAAGATGGAGGCGGAATATCAAGGTACAGACGCAGACGGGAAGGATATTTACAACCCGAATGCACCAAAGCCAACTCTTACATTCACTGGAACTGTAAAGCTGCATGGTACCAATGCTGCCGTTGTTTACAGCAAAGAGCATGGATTGTATGCACAAAGCCGTGAACGTGTGTTGAGCATTGAAAGTGATAATGCTGGCTTTGCTTTTTATGTGGAAAGCAATCGGGAATACTTCACCGAATTGCTACGCAGCTATCTTGTCCCAGATGAAACAGTCGTCGCGATGTATGGTGAATGGGTAGGAGGGAACATTCAGAAGGGTGTAGGGATTTGTAACATTGAAAAGAGTTTCTTCCCGTTTCTTGTAAAATTTGGTTCAGGGCATTATTGTTTTCCTGCAAGCATTCCTAGTATCTACGACAAGGAGAGGAGAATATACGACATTGCTTGGTTCCCGACATTCACTTTAGATATTGATTTCAATCATCCTGAACTTGTACAGAATGAGTTGATGCGTATCACTGAAGATGTAGAACGAGAATGTCCTGTCGCTAAGGCATTTGGTCACTCTGGTATTGGCGAGGGAGTTGTATGGACTGCTAACTGGAACGGTAAGCAATACCGATTCAAGGTGAAAGGTGAGAAGCATTCTTCCAGCAAGGTGAAGACCTTGGCAAGTGTTGATACAGACAAGATTGAAAGCTGTCAGAAGTTTGCTGAATATGCCGTGACTGAAAGTCGGTTTGAACAAGCATTGCAAGCTGTATTCCCTGATGGAAATCTGGATGTGAAGCAGATTGGTGCTTTACTGAAGTGGATGAACACAGACATCATTAAGGAAGAGATGGACACACTGGTTGCCAACAATCTTGAGTTCAAGGAAGTTGCGAAATACATTGCTGACGCAACGAGGAAGCGGTTTTTTGAACGCGCCTTTTGAGCGTATTTGACAATTAATTTTACAAATAAATTGATTGACACTGGCTGGTTCTGTGTTATATTGAATGTACAACGTAGATGTTCTTAGGAGAAAGCCTTACGGCCTCCATATCACTGACGCTCTAAGGAGAACAAAGATGAAAGAAGTAAACAATGCTGTGAAGATTTCTGACGAAGCACGGGGGCATTAAATGACGACAATCCTATCTTCCCTGACATTCATGCCTGTAGAGGATGTTTCCCTTGGGTGGACAAAGGCAACACACACCTTCCCTAACAACCTTCAAGTAACTGTGATGAAGAATGCTGGACAGGGACTGTATGCAGTGCTGCTAAGCAACGAAGCGGCTGATGCAATTAACAGCAATGAGGATGTTCTTGCTGGCTTGACAGACGTAGAAGCAGAAGCTATTCTTGTAGAAGTTGAATCAGCGTAGGAGAACAAAGATGTCTGCAACCTATCCCGGAACAAAATACAAACCCGGACAATACGTCCGAGCCACTGTAAGTGATCCAGAGTATTTTGAAATCGGTCAACGAGGAAAGATTATACGCATCCAAGAAGATGGATACAGTGCTGATGGGTATTCCTATTACATTGAGTTCGTTGATGGGGAAGTGTATTGGTATTTGGATGCTGATGAGTTTGAGCTTGAACATTAATAGGAGAGACACTGTGACACACAACAAACAAACTGGTTCAACAGGGTTTCCCATCCTGACAATCCTTTTCCTCATCTTCCTGACACTGAAACTCGCTGGTGTTGGAACTGTAGCAACATGGAGTTGGTGGGCTGTTACAAGTCCTTTGTGGATTGGAGCAATCCTGCTTGGTACTCTTATCGCCTTTGTGGCTTGGGCAGAGAAGAAATAACGCAGCAATATGACATTTCGTTGTGTTGTTGCTATCCCGCTAACATTCCGTTAGCACATTGCAGCAAGCAGCCTGAACAACAGGCCGTGCGCTTGCTTTACATTATACGTCTACGGACGTTCATACAGAGAGACTGAAATCTATGGAAACTATTAACAAAGCTTGCTTCCTCTACACAAATATTCAGCAACCGAAGAACAAGTACCAATCCGAAGAGAAGGAGTGGAGTGTTCAGGTTGTTGTCAGTAAGGAAGATGCAAAGGCTTGGAACAAGAAGTTCCCTAAGCAAAAGGCAAAGCAATTTGATAATGATGAATTTACGGAGAAGTTCGACATTGATCCACCGTTCAAGAATCAGGATGAGCAATTCACAATCAAGCTGGCTCGTGCCACCACCTACAAGGATGGCAATCCTATCCCCGAGAAGTATGCCCCGAAGGTGTATTTGAAGATTGGGAATGGTAAGGTACAGGACATCACCAAGACTAAGCTGGTTGCAAACGGAAGCACTGGTAAGGCAGCATACGATGTTGTTGAGAATAGCTTTGGTACGTTTGCAAAGCTGAACAGCATTTGTGTTGAGAACTTGATTGAATACATCCCTGCTGGTGGTTCTGGTAGCCCGTTTGGGACGGTTGTTGCTGACGAGGAAGATGCTGCAAAGCGGGAAGTGTTTGAGAAGGGTGATGACAAGCCAGCCAGCAAGCCGAAGGCTCCAGTGAAGCCGAAGCAGCCTGAGCCGGAAGCTGAAGAAGATTTCGATAGCTCGGATTGCCCGTTCTGATATAACCAAAGCACAAGGATGTGCTACAAATTAGGAGAAGAAAATGACTGAACAAAAACGTAACGTAGGGCGTCCGCCTCTGAATGATAGGGCCGCAATTGATGCCATTATGAAGAATGAAAAGACACGAGACCAATTCAAGGAAGTCGTAGACAATCTGGTTTCTTCTAAGATGGGCTTGATGATGAAGCAAGAAACGCATACATCCGATATTGCTGGCGCTGCTGAAACATTCAAGCTATCTAAGGGATGGATCAATACATTGGTGAATGGATTGGCTAATGACAAGATTCAGGAAGTGGCTGAGAAAGGAAGTTTGATTGCTGAAGTGGTTGAAGAATTGTTTGGTGAAGGGGAATAAAATGTCTCGTGTGCTGCTTGATGATGAGCTGTTCTCATCAATTGATTTATCTAAACGTACAGTGATTATTGATGCAGATACATTGCTGTTTCAAGCAGCAGTGTGTCAGCAGAAAACCACTTATCTTGTCACACACATTCCAACAGGCAATGGTGGCTGGTTTGTGGAGAACAAGAAGCAGTTCAAGGAGTGGTTGACAACTGAAGAAGCCGAAGGGTTTAGCGAGGAAGATTATTCTCTCTCTCCTATTGTTACATTGCATGGCGAAATCAGTTATGCCTGTCACACATTTAGACAACGGATTGAGGAAATTGTTCGTAATACAAACGCTGATGATTTCCGTGTTTGTATTCAAGGTAGTGATAATTTCCGCAAGCAACGAGAAGCCAAGTATGTTCGCTATAAACAAAATCGTACAGGTGATAAGCCATTACTGTTGAAGGAACTTGCTGATTGGGTGAAGGTGAAGTACAAGGAGAAGTGTGTTATTTCACAAGGGGAAGAGAGTGATGACACGGTGACACGCTTCTCTTCTTTCTTCTTGAAGCAAGCAAAATCTCGTGACCAGTATAAAGCTGTCATTGCTTTTGTTGATAAGGACATTGCTGCCAATCATATTGGCTGGAGCTACAATTACAACAAACCGGAAGATGGAATCTGGTGGAATAGTAAGAAAGCAATGCAATATAACCATTGCATGATGGTGCTGACTGGAGATGCTGCTGACAACGTGACAGGGCTTGGTAAGCTATCACCGAAGATTATCGAGAAATACAGCTTGCGCTCTACCAAGGGAGTGGGTAAGGTGAGTGCTGAAGCGATCCTGTCTGGTGCTGAAACAGAGAAAGAACGGTGGGAACGGATTATTGAAGCGTACAAGGCTTCGTGGCCTGAAGACGGAATGGAACGTCTGGAAGAGATGAACTGGTTTATGTGGCTTCGTCGGACAGAGAATGAAGATTTCTGTTTGAGTAAATATCTTGGAAAACTTGGAATTGAATTATGACACCTGATAATACTGTAAATCTTCGTGTTGGGGATGTTGTGTACTGGGAATGGGCTGATGACCGGACTGACCCATACCAATACTGGTGTTGTTCTCGTATTGCTAAAGCTGTTCCTAACCTTTCAGCACACGAAGGAGAGGTAGCCCTTGAAGATACATACTGGTCTTCTGGTTCTGACGGGAAAGTATTCTTTGAGAAAGACATTGGTACGAAGATTAACATCCAACGAATTGCTAACATGGATGAACTGGAACCTTGTAACAAGGGAAAGTTTACTGACTACGCTGCTGAAGATTGTATTGATTTATCTCATCCAAACAACAGCAACTACAACGTGTTCTTCATCCGCAAGGGTGCTAAGAAGGATACAGGACGGATGAAACGTTGTCTTAAAGCCCACATTGACTATTACCGGAACAAAGCAGAATATTATGATAGAGGTGCCAAGAGGCTGCAAGAAGATTTGGATAACTTTGACGAAGAGAATCCAGACAATAATTACATCCCTTGTGACAAGAATGTATGGTGGGAATAATGGCTTACGGATTTGATAATGCTCAGTATCGTCCTGTACAACGTCCTGCTTATTGTCGCTGTTGTGACAAGAAATTGGTGAAGGGGGATATGATGATAACCATGCACTCTTTTCGGTGTACAGGGATGAACATCCATTTATGTCCTGAATGCGTGAAGAAGATTTATGAGATGACTTTAGAAGGGGTTGGAAATGTCTGAATACTTCACAGAAGATATTATTAAGAGTTCTTGTACATTTGAAGAACTCCCTCGTGAAGTTATCGTGAAAGGGAAAGCCTTTACATACACAGATGTAAATGGAACGGTTACAGGGTATATGTATGACGGCACAATTTACATTACAAATATGAAGGTGATTCCAGAAAAATGACTAAAAAGGAAGAATACCAAAAGAAGTTCCCTGTTAAAGTGTGGACTGAAATGCCTGAAGTGTGGCGAACTGAAGCAGAGTATTGGAAATACCTCCGTGGTCAGTTCCGCCGTATCTGGAAGGATTTCCCTACGAAGAATAAGTTCAAAGCTATGCAAATGATTCCGAACTTTGAGGGGAGTGGGATTACCAACCCAAGAGTGAAGAAAGTAGCACAGTGCAATTATTGTAAGGACTGGTTTACTGGAAACAACCTCCAAGTTGACCATGTATCACCTGTTGGTTCTTTCAAGAACTATGATGATGCTGCTGTATTCCTTTACAGGCTGCTTGCTCCAATGGACAACATGCAGCTTCTTTGTGCCGACAAGTGCCACTTACAAAAGAGTTACGCAGAACGCATGGGGATGTCAATGGAGGATGCTATTATCGAAAAGCAATGTGTTGCCTTTGGTAAACTTCCAGCGGCTGAACAATCTGCTAAGTTTACAGAGATTGGACTGAAGCCAGAAGAATACAGCACAAAGGAAAAGCGTAGGGACGCATATCGTGAATACTTGAAACAACAACGTGACGCGGAGAAACACAATGCGCCTACTGAAACGATTAACTGTTGATGACCGTCCATTCCGTAACAAGAGTGGTTTGTTCTACAGTAATGATGTTATTGTAGAAAAGTGCCTAGCTGTTACTGGCTATCCAAATCCACTGCCAAATCATCTCGCATTGTATTACTTCGCGTTGATTGGACAGAATGCTTTGGTGATTGAGATTTATCAGTATGATGTAACGGAGAAAGATTAATGCAACTGAATACACCAGAATGGCTTGACAAATACAAAGAACTAGTTGCATCTGGTCTTAGTCAACGCCAAGCCTGTGCAATTCTTGGAATTGCTCGTGCTACAGTTTATGATACGTTGATTCGTGTTGAGCAATACAACCATGTTGAGAAGAATGGCAGCAAGACAGTAGAGGACAATTCTGTTGTTCTGATTATCAGTGATATGCACATTCCTTACCACCATCCGAAGATGTTAGATTGGCTTCAGTCACTGAAAGATAAATACAAGCCGACAAGAATTATATCCATGGGTGACGAATGCTTCCCTCCCGATGTAGAGATTCTTACAGAGAACGGGTTTG